ATCGCGGAGGATCGGGATGATAATTTCGATAACCGATTTGGATGCTCCAGTAATAGCGGAGATAGCTTTGATAAGTAGTGTTTTCATTTCTTGTCTTTGTCGTTACTGCGTTTCTCAATCATAACAATAATCGAAACTATCGCTGCAATTGTTCCGAATGCAAGCGATGTAATGCGTAGCCACTGCTCTACATGAGGCAGGACTGAAACGATAACCGCTAGAAGGCTTGTTGCGGAACCCATAATACCAGTATGGTGCGGTGAAACTTGAGGATCAATATTCATTTAGACGAAGATATAATTTAATTGTTTAACAATACTCAATAATTATTTATTTAGAATCGCATTACTCATGGCGCGGTTAGTGCAATAGCGAGTTGCTCGCCAGTAGTTGAAATAGTTGCAGAATTTTTGAGGCGTTCGCCGATAGAGCCTGCTGTTGTGAGGCTGCTGGCGGTAGCAGCCCAAACAGCATCTCGGATTTCATTAGCTGTCGGTGTGGTCAATGTTCCGATAGTGGCGTCAACCCCAACTCCTGACGCAACGGATGCTGGATTTGGAACAATGCAAGTTCCAACTAATGCGCCTGAGATTCCGTAAGATGTTCCGTTGCGAACATTTGATTCAGCAGGGAAATTCGTCGCATTGTCAGGCGTGACGAGATTTCGCGTGGCGAGAAGGTTGTTTGTCGGAACCGTAATGTATGTCTGGTCGTTCAGCGACTCGGCCCACCTCCAGGCTTTGCAGGCGATTGGGGAGACGCCGAATGTGGTGGATGAAATAAACGGCCCGGTAAGAAGTGTGGTTTGGCCTCGGTTTGTGCCGCCTACGCCTTCGTTAAATTCGCTCGCGTTGATTGTGCCGATGACGGTCATTGTGCCGGTTGAGGCGTTGTTGCAGCCGTAGGCGTTGGTCCCACTCCCGCCTGTCGCGTTGCCTATGATGGTGAGTGTGCCTGTGGAGGCGTTGTTTGCTCCGAATGTGTTTGCTGCTGTGCCACTAATTACATTGCCTGTGATGGTGAGTGTGCCTGTGGAGGCGTTGTTTGCTCCGTGGCATGTAACTCCACTATTTGCGACGGTAACATTTCCAGTGATATTAAGAGTTCCAGATGAAGCGTTATTTGCTCCAAAAATGGATGTCTGCGTCATGCCGCCGGTTACATTGCCTGTGATGGTGAGTGTGCCTGTGGAGGCGTTGTTTGCTCCGTGGGCAGCGTTAACTATCCCACCAGTCGGGTTGCCGACGAGAGTTGCGGAATTTCCGGCAGTGCCAGAAAAAATGACGCAGGCCACGGTCCCCGCAAAAGGATTGGCCGTGAGCGTGACGCCATTCGACAAATTGAACGATCCGCCAGCGGTGGCTGAGTTGGCGTTGTCGTTGCGGACTTCTCCCACGGTTGTGCTGACATTGACGGTGATGGCGAATGAGTTTGCCATGAGAATATCGCCGCTGGCAAAGGTGACGGCTCCGGCAGTTCCGCTTGGCGTAGTTGCCCAAACATCGCTCGCGTTGATGTTCCCCGCTTTACGGGCAAAGTAGGTGGCCATGGCTTAAAGTCCTTTCGCGGCGAGGTAGGATTGAAGAGCTTGCTGAATCGCGCCAACCGCTTGCTGGGTGGCCTCATCGCTGCCGTCGAGTGTTCCAAGGACGATGCCTTTGGCGTGGGATTCGGCGGTGATGACCTCTCCGTTTTCAATCACGGTTGGAACCAAGCGCATGCAGACCGAGGCGTCTGGTTGGCCATTAGGGAGGTATTTGCCAGTGATGGCGAGGTTGAGCGAGAAGCGGTCAAATGTTTTGCCGTCGATTTGGAGTGGGTTAGTTGCGATCATATTGATGTTTTTGGTTTAGGTTAAGTGTATGAAAGAGATGCGCGATTTGTCCATGCGCCAGTTGAATTTAAAGTTGTCGTTGATCCATCGCTTCCGATTTCTATACGAGCAATGTCCCAGCCAACGGAACTTGTCGATGTGCCAATAGGAGCGCGTCCAATGTAATTGTATGGTGACGCGAATGCAGACTGAACCAAGTAACCGCTTGAGCCTCCACTAATATCATCCAGTGTTGCCAGCGTTCCACTCTTGTCAGGAAGAGTAAGTGTGCGACTTGTAGTGCTGGTCGGTGTTAGCGTTGTAGCGTTTGCGCCAACAGAGAGAACGAGACTTCCAGAATTGTTCAGTTCAAGTTCGTTATTTTTATCAAGAGAAAGAAGTTGATCGTGCGAATGCAGATAAGGCGCACCGATTTCAACAATTGCACCCGTGCTTGGGTGCTTGCCATACCATTGCTGGTCGGCATAATTTACTGCAACTTCACCGCTTACCAAGTCACCTGAGCTTGGGACTTTAGAAATTGCGCTTTTTTTAGGAATGATCCTTGGATTTGCCATCTTATAGAAGAGGTTTGCCCCCGTGGGTTTTACCCCACGGAGGACTTTTTGTATTTAACCTTAGTAGGTTCCGCCGTCAATCTGAGTCTCGAGGGCAGAGATGCGGGTCTCGTGATCCGCGACATCAGATTCAATGTCAGTCAAGCGATCGCCAGCATCCAAGTTCTCAAGATCAGTTACACGCGAATCAAGAGCCGAATCAGCATTGGCGCGAGTAGTCGCTTCGCTAGAGATGGATCCAGCGTTGGTAACAATGTCAGCTTCAGCAGTGGTTACACGGGCTGCAAGGGCAGTCGCATCAGACTCAACATCATCAATACGGCCACCGAGGGCGGTATCAGCATTTGTGCGATTTGTGACTTCGGTTGCGAGGGCAGCGTCATTGCTAAGAACATATCCAGCAAACGCTGTATCATTCTCAGTATCAACAGAATTGATAAGTTCAACAATCTCAGCAAAGCTATCTTTATCAGCAGTAGATGCCGAAAGGATCGCATTGATACGGGATTTCTCGGTATCAATGTTGTTTTGAAGAGTTGTGTCAGCAGCTTGGCGATCAGCAATTTCTTGCGTAAGAGCCGCACCACCGGAAGAACCGAGGGTAGCAACAGCATTGTCGGTATAGGCTTTAGTAGCGAATGTGCCGCTACCGCCAACAGTCAGAACTGACCCGTCAGCTTTACCAACGAAAAGGTTAAGGTTTGTGAGGTCAACAGCCAACTCGCCTGCGGAGAGGGTTGCTGGGGTTGTTGAACCCCGTTTGATTTTGATAATGGGATTTGCCATTTTTTATCTTTCTATTTTATTGTTGTTGTTTGTTTAATATGCTCCAGCATCTAACTCGTCAATGACTTCATTGACCGCAGAAGCAAAATCTGTAATTTGACTTGTTGATATAGACTCAACGAATCCCGTAGCCCCTGTAAGTCCAGTAGCCCCTGTCTCTCCTGTCGCTCCGGTCAACCCCGTAGCACCAGCTTCTCCAGTAGGACCAGTCGATCCGGTAGCTCCAGTGTTTAAATCGCCTACATAAATCCAGTCATTTAAATTACCGTTGCTGTAAAGCCTAGTATAAAGACCAGCCGGATGTCTATTAATTAAATAAACTCCGCTTGGATTTACAACTAAATATACGGACTTTAATTGAGGGAAGTCAGTCGATACAGGTAATTCCTCGTATGAATTAACCTCTCCGTCGATAATGTTATTCTTCGTCGCCGCCTCGTAGGTATTTTGGCAGACCTTGTATAAAAGATTCCATCTGCCATCTCCGTTTCTAGGAAGATTTGGCCCAGTGTTAATCGCAATCTTAGCGATAAGATTGTTTTCTGAGTCTCCAAGGTGAGGAAGTATTGGCATCGCTTATTAAGAGCCAAGAATTTGAACCACTTCTTTTGTTGTCTCTGTAAATCCGTATGGAGCATTAGTCCAATCTGATTTAGGAGATGGATCGGCTGCATAAGATGCAATCATTCCGTCAGTCCAATTCTTAACGGCATTAAGTTTAACAGATGATTTTCCTGCGGCAATTAGTTTTCCATTAAGATCAAGAAGAGTTACTAGCGCAGTTGAGTTGTAGCCTTCTTTATTCAGCCATTCTTCAGCAGTCCAAGATGGAGGAGGTGGAATGACCCATTGCCCATTATCCCACACTGCATCGGGTGATGGTTTAGATGGAGCGGGAATCCATTCCTGTAGTTTGGGATTGTTTACAGATTCCCATGTATCAATGAGTCTTTGTGGTAGGTCGCGCAGATCGGATGGGTTGGTTTTGTTGTAGTAATTAGGCATATACTCTAGGATGTGTTGCTACGGTTGCGCCTCCGTTGTTAGTGATTGTTAGACCACCCTTAGCATCTTGTAGATTGCGAACGAGTGGTGCGTAGAAAACGAGCGACTGCGGGCGGATTTTGTCGCAGGTCATCCCTTTGGCGAGGGAGGCGATTTCGGGCTGGGTGAGGGCGGCGTTCCAGATGCCGACTTCGGCGATGAGACCGTCCGCAAAATTAATGCCAGATGTTCCACCAGCATTTTGGAGAAACTGCACCCCGATATTAGTCCGGTCTAACAATGTTGGGGTTATTGAGGTTGTATTCGTTGCAGAACTTCCTCCGTCGATATAAACAGAACGACTTGTAGTGGATGTAAAAACGGCGCACCCGTGATGCCATTTTCCAACGATATATCCTGCTGTTGTATCGGCAATGCCATTTGAAAATGTATTTGAGGCAATTGCAGTGACAGGATCGCCAGCGACATTTCCTCTTGCAAATAACGCAAACCGAGTAAGATTTCCTGCATTTCCTGAGTTTGTTACGCTTACAAGGCAACAAGAAAGGTCTGCTGAATCACAATTAAACCAGCACGCCATCGTGAGCGGAGTAGATGTCACAACTGCCGATCCAACTTGCAAATACTGACTGCTCGCCGCTGAAAATTCGTAGGCCATAATTAAGCAACTTGTTGCACCTCGACGGCGATGAGTTCGGCGTCGCCTGTCATTGTATCGCTTGCGTTATTAGCATCACGATTGATCTTCAAACGGAAACCATCTCCTGCTGCGAGTGAGTCAATAGTCGTAAGTGTAATCGTAGAATAATTCGGAACGCCACTTGTAGCATTGGTTGTAGTTGTAACGCTGGCTGCTGTATCGAATGAATCTGTATCAATGTCAGTTGTCATTCTTTCTAAAGAAGCGTCCCATACTACCGCTCCGCTAGTTGCAGTTGTTGCAGTCCAAATCAATCGAATTGATAGACCGCTTGCAAGATTAGCTCCCTCTGGACAAACTGAAACAAAGATTGCGCTCTCGTCTGTTGTATCGTCAAAGTCTAACAGGGCAATAGAGTTGCGAGTATCTAGTGTAGCGAAGTTGGTCGCTGGAGGCTGATTGTCTTTAGGCGCAGTAAATCGAACTAGCGATCTTGTTAATGGACCAGTGGCTCCAGTGGCTCCAGTGGCTCCAGTGGCTCCAGTGGCTCCAGTGGCTCCAGTGGCTCCAGTGGCTCCAGTAGCCCCACCGGGATCGCCTTGTGGTCCAGTAGAGCCTTGAGGACCAGTAGAACCAGTATCGCCTTGCGGTCCGGTAGCGCCTGTAGCACCTATGCCTGTAGCTCCTGTGCTGCCTTGAATTCCTTGTAAACCTTGAACGCCTTGTTCGCCAGTCGCGCCAGTAGAACCTTGTTCGCCAACATTGCCTGTAGCTCCAGTTGCTCCGATACCAGTCGCACCTTGAGGTCCAGTTGATCCTGTTAAACCAGTCGCTCCAACTTCACCAGTAGCACCAGTTAAGCCAGTAGCACCAACGCCAGTTGCACCTGTAGGGCCAACCTCTCCTGTCGCTCCAACTGGTCCGGTGGAACCAGTGTCACCGATAGGTCCGGTAGAACCTGTCGATCCAGTTAAGCCTTGAATGCCTTGGACACCTTGAGGTCCAGTAGCGCCTTCCAATCCTTGAGTTCCGGTAGAACCTGTAGCTCCTTCTGGTCCAGTTGATCCTGTGGAACCAGTCAATCCCGTGGAACCAGTCAATCCAGTAGCGCCTTGAGGACCAGTTGAACCTTGTTCTCCGGTAGCACCTGTTGGACCAGCAACTCCAGTCGCGCCAGTTGAGCCTTGAGGCCCGGTAGCGCCTGTCAATCCAGAGGTCACGATAGCAAAGATAACTTGGTGGTTATTCGGGAAAGTATATGTCGAAGTAACGAGAGTGACAGGCAAGCTGACATAACTGTTAGCAACGACTGTAGGTGTTCCGCTGATCTCCCACTTCTGATAATTGTTGGAATTAGATTGGTCTTGAATGATGAACGAATCACCATCCTTAAACAGCGAGAAAAATACATCAATGTCGTTGCCTAGAGCATCGAGGTGAGACAAAACAATCCCTGTAGCAGATGCTTGGGTTGCGTTATTCCAATACAGATGTCCGTTAGTAGGAACACCTGATACGGAATTAGCGTCTGCTTGATAGTTATAGAAAGTAGAAGATTGTCCGGCAGCGCCAGTTGCGCCAGTCAAACCTGTTGATCCAGTCAAACCCGTAGCTCCTTCTGGTCCAGTTGCACCGCTTGCGCCTGCAACACCAGTCGCTCCAGTAGGACCAACTTCTCCAGTTGATCCTGTCAATCCAGTCGCGCCTTCTGGTCCCGTGGAACCTGTAATTCCAGTAGCACCCGTTAAACCAGTAGCTCCGAATTCGCCTTGAATGCCTTGAACTCCCTGCGGTCCAGTTGCGCCGATGTCACCTGTAAGTCCAGTGGCTCCAGTCGATCCTTGCAATCCGGTAGAACCAGTGAGTCCTGTTGCTCCCGTCTCTCCTGTGAGTCCGGTAGCACCTTCTGGTCCGGTAGAACCTTGTTCCCCAGTAGCACCCGTAAGTCCGGTTGCGCCAACTTCACCAGTAGCTCCGGTTAAACCTGTTGCGCCAACATCACCTGTTACGCCTATTGACCCAGTGGCTCCAGTAGTGCCGGGATCACCTTGCGGTCCCTGAATACCTTGAACTCCTTGTGGACCAGTAGCACCAGTAATACCGCTAGCGCCCTGTTCTCCAGTGGCTCCCGTGAGTCCTGTAGCTCCGTCAACACCAGCCGTTCCGGTAGCTCCTGTAGAGCCAGTTGCTCCATCGCTTCCAGCAACTCCAGTCGCACCCGTGGCTCCTGCGCCAGTAGCTCCAGTTGCTCCTGCAAGCATTGCAGTTGTTTGAATTGTTCCGTCTCCGAATTTAATACCAGTCGTATCTACAGAAAGAGCAACTGCTGCGTCAGGTGTAACGCCAACGCCTACTCTTCCAGTATTGGAAACTGCAAAGCGAGTTGAGTCTGGAGTAGTGTCATCATTAACAACCAAGCTATTTCCAGAGCCTAAGTTGGTAATTACAACGGCATCGCTTGTTGCAGAAACCGTATTCGTGAATGTAGCTACCTCGCGTGTTCCTGTATTGCTTGTCGTTAAGACAGGAGCAGCATTGCTTGTTGAGCTAATAGACTGAGGTTGGCTAAATGTATTTTGCTGAGATAGTCCAGCAGCAACAATTGTATTCCCACCAGTTCTCCATGCAAATCTATTTTGGTTTGAAATCCAAACATCGCCATCCGCAATAGATGATGGTGCGCCACCAGCAAGTGCTGCACCAATATTGAGCTTTGATGATGTTGCGTCAGCAGCAGCAATAAGCTTTCCTGTCATCGTATCGCCAGACTTCTGGACGAATGAAGATGTATCAGGTGATACACCAGTAGCACCCGTCAAACCAGTTGCTCCTTGTTCGCCTGTAGCACCTTGGCTTCCAGCGGTTCCGGTAGCTCCAGTCTCTCCTGTCGCTCCCGTTTCACCAGTCGCTCCGGTTTCTCCTGTAGCCCCATCAGCGCCAGCAGAACCGGATGGTCCTGTAGCACCTGTTGCACCAGTTCCGCCACCACCGCCACCGCCATTTGTAGCGGTAGCGTAGGTATTAGCAGCGATCTTCCAAAGAAGGTTATGCTCTCCATCGCCAACTACAGGTTTAGTCTCGCCAGTATTAGCGGCGATCTTTGCAAGTAGATTGGATTTCGAGTCGTTGGTAAGAGGGGCGATAGGCATATTACATTAGCCCTGCACGGGCGCTGAGTTGTTTAGCGTAGGATTCATCTTCTCCCTCTTCGCCTTCCATCTCTTCACCTTCCATCTCCTCGCCTTCTTCCTCTTCTTCCATCTCAGGCTCTTCGCCGAGATCGTAGCCGTCAACAGAGACGACACTAAAATTGCCACCACCCAAATGTTTAACTTTAGCGAGAACTTCTTTCTCCTCGCCTTCTTCCATTCCTTCAAAATCAAAGCCTTCCGGCGCAGTAAAACTTGTTTCCATCTTTCCTCCTTCGCATACGGGACAACCTTTTCGTTTGCATCCACACTTACCACCACCAATGCCTATAATGAGAGCGATCCCAGATTTTTCTTTCATTACTTTTCTTAGGTTTAGTGCGGTAGAGGGATAGAACCTCCACCGCACTTGTTATTGTTTAACAGTTACCTGCTATTAGGAGCAGGACTGATAGAGGGTCGCAGGGCTGCAACGGAGGTGCATGAGGGCATAACCCCACTCAACACGCTTCGGCTGCGAACCTTGCATGAACAAGGCGTAGAAGTAGCCATTAACACCCAAGATGTTGTTGGCGTTGTCCTTGTTGTTGATCCACATAAACTCACCACGGTAGTTGACAGGATCGAATTTCAGTCCCGAACCGGGGCTGGTGATGACCTGTGCAACACGGCTGGTGAACACATGTGGGTTGTAGATGAAGCTGACCTCGTAGGCAGCAGTGCGGTAGGCCGGATTCACGATAGCCTTGTTGCCAGTGGAGGCAGGGCTGGTGGTGAAGAACGGAACACGCACAAACGCGCCACCAACGAAGTTGTAGCGAGGAGCCTGACGATCAACCAAGTGGACGAATCCGCTGTAGGTGAACGCAGCACCGAATGGCTTGATAAGCTCATCAACTTGCGAGGAGAAGCGGAGGTCTTGACGGATGTCAGCGTTCTGCTTCTTCAGGTAGTTGCTCGTTTCAGGCGAGCAGATGAGAGCGTATTGAGGCTCACCGTCAACCATTGCGTAATGACCTTCAGCGGCATCACGGGAGAGGTCGAGGTAGAACTGATCGAGGATACCTTGATCCAACGCATAGGTAGGAGCCACAGCGGGGAAGGCAGCGCCAGTTCCGCTGGTGGACATCGCAAGCGTGTCAGGCACATCGAGAACAACTTTGTTACCGCAGAGGCGAGAGAACTCGTCGCGGTAGCGGTTGCTCCAGAACCATTGGCTGTTCTCTTTGAGAACTTTGACTTCGCCAGCAAGCTGCTCTTCAGCCTTCCATGCAGTGCGGAGATCGTTCACGCAGAAACCGGGCGAACGGATAGCAGCCTGTTGGAGGTTGTAAGAACGGAGAGTGCGAGCGAACTCAACAACCTGAGGGGTCGGGTTGCAGTTGTTGCCAGTGCCGTCATTAGTTCCGACATCTTCCCAAGCGGTAGAACCAGCGTTAGGAACAGTCGTGCGCTCTTGGATGAGCGTTTGGATGGACTCACCCATGCCAGCAGGAAAAGTGTCCTGCTTGATGAGGCGGTTCCAAGGATCAGTTGCGATGAGCTTCGCGGAGATCATTTCTCCGATACGCCCAGCTTCTTGTTGAAGCTGATTGTTTACATCAGCGATATTGTATTGTGACATATTATTAGTCTTTCTATTAAGTTAAATTTAGTTTGAGAATCCAAGTTGTCGTTTAGTTGCCCAACTTAAACTCGGGTTGATTTTCTTTTACTGAGCCACTGTAAAAGCCTTTCGGTGTTTTCAAGCTCGGTGTTTATTTTGTTACTGATGTTTTGGAATCAGCGATCCAGTAACATTTTTTTCAACAGCTTAGTTCTGCTGCACTGTCAGGGTTAGCGCAAGTCGTTATATTTTTCAAGTATTATTTACAACAAAAAAGGCTGCGCTTTTTACACGCAGCCTTCTTGGGGATGGGGATAATATTAAGCCACCATTCTACCTACGAGATTCTTTACGAAATCGTCGGTATCCATCTTGGCATAATTAACTGGCTTGGCTGCGTCAGCAGGAGACTTAGGAGAGTTTCCACCAGCGGCAGGGGCAGACCCTCCGCGAAGTTTGATGTTCGATTCTTTAGTCTCTTTAAGTTCAGCTTGCAGCGACTTAACCGTATCCAGCAAGTCAGGAAGAACTGTAGCTCCTAGGATGCCGTAAACCTTTAGGTTCTCAGGCCACTCGTCGTAGTTCATAACTTCCTGCTGAAGTTTGTTAATGTCAGGACGCTTATCTTCGGGAAGGATGTTGAATACCTTCTCGCTGATTTTAGGAAGAACCTCGTTAACAGCAGACTCGCGTTGGGCGATGTATTGCTGATATTGCTCCTGCTGTTCTTGCTGCGTCCGCTCCATAGAAAGCTCGTAGGCTTCTTTGGAATGTTGCTCTAATTCACCTTTGCGTTTTTCAATTTGTAGGAGGTTATCAGCAAGTGTCCACACTTTGGACTTGTCGCGCTCAGACCAGTCGGCCATTAGCGCATCAAGTTTAGCTGGATCACCGTTGGTGTCAGCCTGCAATGCGTCGATGAGGTCGCCTGTGTCAATCTTGTTTCGAGTAGCAAAGAACTCCGCTCCTTCGATAATCTCGTTCAGAGGTTCCGTAACATACTGTTTATATTCCCTAGTCGCTTGGACACGGGTCATGTAAAGCTCTCCGTCGATAGCCTCACGCTCTTGCTTAATTTCTTCGATCTGCGCCTTCAGGTCTTGGACCTCCTGTGCTGTCTGTTCAAATTCACTTCCTTTAGCTTTAAGCTCGGAGAGTTCTTTCTGTGCAAGTTTGAGTTCTTTCTCTGCTTGCTTCAGTTCTTTCCAGCGAATCTTTTCCTTGTCTCCAGAAGGCTCTACTTCGGAAGCCACATCTGAATCAGCTTCCTTAGTTTCCTCGACCTTTCCTTCTCCTTCTTTTGCAGGTTCAGCTTTGACTTGCTCTTGTTTTGCAGTCTCTGGAGTAGGCTGAGTTGGATTAACCTTTGGCTCTTCTTTTGGAGGCTGGATGCTGAGATCATTAGATGCAATGGAATCAACTGCACTGCGAAGGTTGAGAATCGCAGAGTCGGTTGATGTTGGTTCTGATGGTGTCGGTGTTGTTGTTTGTTCTGACATAATTTCTTTCTAATGCTTACTTGATCTTAGCGCGATGACGAGCGCCCCAAGATTTACTTGTGGATGCCGCCTTCTTACCAGCTACGGGTTTAGCCTTAACTGCTGCGGGTGCGATGCGTTTTTCTGTTGCCATTTTCATAATATTACTCCTGTGGATTGTTGGATTGCGAAAGCCTCTCAGCTTCCAGTATTTCATCCTCGGTGTATAATCCCGTGGACAAAAGTTTTCTACGAGCTTGGATAATATATTCTTTATCCAAGTCATTCAACTTCTTCTGATTTACTCTAGTCAGAGAAGTAAGTTTGTTTTGAAATTCATCTGCTCCAATAGACTTGGCAGCTTCAATATCGGTAGGAGCTTTAGGTGTGCATTCTTGTCTAACAATAACGAATGCCTCTTTAAGAACTGGGTTATCCAGTAGTTGCTCTAGTTGTGATACCTTGTCTGCGTTTAGTTGGAATAGTTGTCTTTGTGTCATACTCTAATACCCTGCGATTGGATTTTACTAGCAGCTTCCGCATCTCGGATTGCTAGTTTTTGAGATGCTTCCTGCTGACGCATAACCATCTTCTGCTGATGTATCTGCACATCCATCTCAAGTTTCGCCTGCCGCTCGGCTCGTTGCGCCTCAATTTTAGCAAGCGTGGCTGGGTCAATCTGTGGACCTTGCGCCAAATCTTGTCCTTGCATTTGGTTCATCATCTCTGACTGCTGTTGTTCAGCCATCAGCTTTTGAACCTTCAAGGTTCCGTTATGCAGAATCTCGTCTGCATTCTGAAGCATCTTGCGATACATTGCGGATTCGCTTCGCATCATAGGGTCTTGCGAGAGCTTCTCCACATGCTGCGCGATGTGAGCGTTAAGAGCGTTGATTCCTTCAAGCATAGGAGCCAACTGCATTGGATCAAGCTCAAGCAATTCTTGAGCCTGTGTAACGAGAGGATTAAGAGCCTCTGCGTGGACCTTGGCATGGACAAGATCGTTCTGACCATCCAGAACCATGATCTGACCACCAGCCATGAGGGAGTTGTTTTCGAGTTGAGCGATAGACGCATCAACGGTTGGTCTGTCAGACTCGCCGGGTTGGATTGCATACCTAGCTGCGTTCTCGTATCCTGCCGTCTCGGAAGCGATATCCCAGATAAGGTTTTGCTTGCCGTAGTCAGGAAGGCTACCAAAGATTCCCATCAGTCGATCAAATGCAACCATACGGGCTGCTTCCGATCCAGCACCAACAGGCTTAACAACGCGAAGTCTATCGGTGTCCAGTTCAAAGAAGGCTTGCAGGTAACGATCTTTAGCACCGAATCCTTCAGCTCCCCTACGGAGAAGACGCTTGTGGAGTTCGATGACATACTTGCCACCGGGTTCTCTGCTATCGTAGTCCTTACGCTTCATTCGGCGTATCATCTCACGAACCAAGGATTCCCAAGGATCGAAGAAAAGATTCAAAGCTGACACGCTCATTTTAGCAATATTGCTAAGTTCAGCGCGTACTTGTGTAGCAGACTTCTCTACCGATGTATTGATAAGGGATTCCGTATTGTATGCAGATGTTCTTTCGCGGAACAACTGTGTGAATGCACTAACAATCGGCAGAGTCCCGTTAGACACATTGGGAACTATAGTATCCTTAATGACATCAATACCGGGAGAAAGCAAATTATAGACTCCATTCGGGATGAACTGCATTTCCTGCAAAGCAGTCTCGTCTTTAGGTTGGAATGTAGGCGCACTACCGAAGGATGCAATCTCCAGCAATGAGCAATACGCACGGTTTAACGCACCGTTGATAGCGAAGACATCGTAGCCTTGGCCGCGAACTCCGTGATAGAATCCGTTAGTTCCTACTCCGTAGGTGAATACTGTGTATGCTTGGTAGCTATTCTCAAATCTACCGATCTTCTTATACAGGAAGTCTTGAACTCCATTGTCATCGTTGATCATGTAGTGCGATACCTTGCCGTCAAATTCAGTTACCCACAGATGAACAACGCGAATAGACTGCTGGTTCGCAGCTTGAGTCGTGAAGAACAAGTCGTTGTTACGAAGCTCCATCTCCAGCTTCTCCCAGTCATACTGGCGGAAGTTGTAATAATTGTTGTTATTATTTACAGATGATGTGATAGCCCTGCGGCAAGCCTCGATATTGAATCCGTTGATCTTTGCCGTCTCTTCATCCTTGATCAACTGATAGAGTTGTGTGGGGCTGTAGAAACGCAGGCAGGCAGCGACATCAATGTTATCCTGACCGATCTCCGTCTTGCGAGGAATCTTGAAGTCGGACATATCGGTTGACTTGAAACGCCAATCCCATTCGTCGTTAAAGAGTGACACACCTACCCCGTGCTTAATGAAGCTGTTGCAGAGCTTTAGGTATGTAGGGAAGAAGTTACGCCAAGAACGAACAGCGGCAGTCACCTCTTGTGCTACAACCTGCTCTAGCTCGTCTCGTTCAGTTGTGCTTCCGTAGAGTGTCGGGCAGCGGAAGAATGTTTGAGGCGCATTAATGATGTCAACATATCCAGCAAGTGCCGTATCCAGAACTTGCTTTGCAAAGCCCCACGATACATTGACCCTGTAGGACTGCCCTGCATTGATAAGGGCGCGTTCGTCGTAGGGTCTTTCGTTGTCGTATGCAGCATCAATCTTGCTGCGGTCAAATGCAGAGACGGCATCTGCTCGTCGTAGAGTCTCCCAAATCTCATAGGCGGATTTAGCGTCCTTAATGCGGGATACCGGAGGCTTCCCGCTAGCTGAAAGTGTTTCTAGTCTATCGCTCATTTATTGTCTTCCTTTGGAGGTTTCTTTTGGAAGAACCTTAAGTTGGCTACTCGCTTCTGATAAATTCTAAACTTTCTTTCGATTTCAGACTCAGATTCAACATCATCCTCAATCTCGTCAGCAAGCTCCGTAGCCTCTTCAACTGTCAAGTTCTTTACAAGTTTCATATCCTCATTGCTGTTATTGTTCAACAACAACTTAACAAGCGAGTCATCTTTACATCCGTGAACAAGAACAGCGTCCTTGCTTACAGCTTTGTTCCAATGAACATCCCAAGCTAAATTGGCTATGGAATCACATACTATTTCTCCAGAAGAATAGCGATAATTTTTTGTTCTCCAGTTGTTTTGAATTAACGGAGAATCGTTTAACTCCTTAATGACATACCATTGGATTACATGCGTCCAATGCCTGTTAGTCATAGACAAGGAGTTCAATACAGGTGCGCTGCATACTTCTGTGGAATACACTCCAACCTGCGCCATCTTGTGTCCGGCAACAGATTCAGGGACTAGTTCTCCATTGCGTCCTTCGTAAACTCGTTCCTTGGCTCCAAGGTAAATCATTGGGTCACGCTTCTCTTTAACGGCAACAGTCGTGTCTGCGTAGTATTGAAAGGAAATAATGTCCAGCCAGTCCTTCTTGACAGGAACCGTGTCCAACTCAAACCACATGAAGGCATCTAGCTCTTCGTCTTCGCGGAGATGAGCGCAAGCCTGCTGGAAGTAGAAGTTGCAGGACATCGGCCAACCTAGCATTGTGTCTGCGATGATGTGAGTTTCTGAAGAGTCGAACAGGTGTTTGATCTGCTTCTCGAAATCTAGGATGACTTCCTCGTTTTCCTTGGAACCGATAATCAAAAGATCATGCTCAGTCCCCATCGGATATTTATCTAGGCATTTGATGAATTGCGGAATCAAATGACGGTCATGCTTGGATACAGGTATAACTAGCTTCATAGATTAAAAAATCATCTCAAATTCAGCAGTGAACTTGATAGGCGAGGATGGTGGATTGTCACCGAACTCTAGGCAGCTTACCTTCCTCCACACCCTCCGAGGCATAAAGTAAGCAAACTGGTAAATACCGCGAGAAATAATGAGAGCTTTAAGACCCGCTCTTT